CGCTTCCCCCAGCGTGTAAGGTAATAGGCCTGACCAGCCACCCCCTTGGGAAACTCGTTTCCCCGGTGCCGGCATACCGAAAGGATTGGCGGGCTGCTAAGACAAGGTCATGAATTCCTGGTTTGCAGACGAATGGAGCGTTTCCCGCTGCCCCCGCCCCCGGGGGCGGAGTGCCTCTCCATCTGGGGAGGTGATGTTCTCATTTCTCGGTGGTGCGCTGGTGATGAGCGCAGTGAGCCCCAGCCGGTTGCATGTGGCAGTCTGTCGGGCATTTGCCGTGGTGAGCGCTGTGACTGCGCTTATGTTGTGGGTGCAGTGGGTCGGGTGTGGCATCGTGGGGCTGCTGTTGTCAGCTGCCCTTTGTGCCGCGGCTCTGGCTACAAGGCCCGCAGCCCCGGACACATTGCCCGTGGTGATGGAGGCCAATGTGGCCAAGATGGCCGGGGTGGCCAGTGAGGTCACCATCGATGGTAAGGCAGCCAGTGGGTTGGTTCAGGGAGAGGCGAAACGCGTGTCTAAGTGTGTGCGGAAATGGGTTACCCTCGCAAAGTTGCGCTGGGGTTATCTGGCCGACACACGTGCTGATCGCACCTGCCTCGCCCGTTGGTTGTCCGAAGAGATGGTGAAGGAGGGGCCAGACCAGGAGAAGGATATGCGTCACAAGGACCGCTTGCAAGTTGTTGCCCTGGCGGTGGAGATGTTTTTCGTCCCCACCGCTGAGGAGTTGGTGGCTGGGGCGGTGCGCAGGAGCGCAGTGGTGCGGGGGCTGAAAAGCCTGTCGCACAGCTTGGCGGAGTAGGGGGGCCCCGTACTCGTCCCTGGAGTTGAGACTGCGGTCGATTGCAGACCGCACTTAACTAGCTGTGGCATCCAGGTGAAGATGTATGGGGTTGCCAAGACCAGGCTGCACCCGGTTTTTCCAGGGGTTTCCGGGCGCCAGCATTTCGGCATCCACAATAACACCCTGAACAACGGGATCCGTGCGTTGGTGGAACGGGTGTTCAGGTCACCTGATTCGATGGGGGTACTACAGCCCCCACCACCGTGCACGGCACAACCGCATCTTTCGCTGGGGGAGTTCCGGCGACGCGTCCTGTGCGGAGTGGGTGTGCACCGCCCTATTACCAGGGAGAAATTCCTGGAATATTATAGTGGCCGGCGCCTGCAATGCTATGAGCGTGCCGTTCGGAGCTTGGAGGAGCGTCCCTTGACTGAGGACGACTTCGGCGTGAAGAAGGCGTTTGTGAAAGCTGAGAAGATCAACTTCACGGCAAAGCCTGATCCCGCACCACGGGTCATTCAGCCTCGTGACCCGAGGTATAACGTGGAGGTTGGAGTGTACCTGCGTCCTCTCGAGCATAGCATTTACCGTGCAATTGCCGAGGTGTACGGCGGGCCCACAGTGATGAAGGGCTACTCGGCGGAGGGCGTCGCGCAGCAGATGCGCGGCATGTGGGAAGAGTTCCGCTGTCCCGTCGCGGTTGGGCTTGATGCCAGCCGCTTCGACCAGCACGTGAGGCCCGAGATGCTCAGGTGGGAGCACAGCGTGTACACCGGCTGCTTCAGCAAGGCTGATGCAGGCCGACTGCGCTGGCTCCTCCGTGGGCAGATCGAGAACCGCTGCTACTTGCAGGCCACTGACGGCCGGGCCAAGTACCGTGTGTCTGGCAGTCGCATGAGTGGTGATATGAACACCGCTCTGGGCAACTGCCTGATCATGTGTGGCCTGGTCTGGACCTTGGCCCAGCAGCGAGGCATTCGCGTGCGGCTCGCCAACAATGGCGACGACTGCGTTGTCTTCCTGGAGCAGAGCGACCTGGCAAAATTCCAGAGTGGCCTGGGGGACTGGTTCATGCAGTACGGCTTCAAGATGAAGGTCGAGGAGCCGGTTGGTGTGTTTGAG